ATATCATTGCTATCTTTGGTGCTTATAATGTAGATCTGATAGTGATGGCAGGATGGATGAGAGTAGTATCTAAGAAGTTCTGTGATGCATTTGCAGGACAGATAATAAATCTTCATCCTTCATTGTTACCTAAGTACAAAGGATTACATGCAGTAGAACAAGCCTTTAAGAGTGGTGATGAAGTTACTGGATGTACGGTGCATTTTGTAACAGAAGAATTAGATTCAGGAGCCATAATTAAACAGCAGAAGGTTCCTATTCTTCCTGATGATACAGTTGAGTCCTTAACTAGGGCAATTCAACAGGCAGAACATCATCTTTTACCCTCAGTGATTAATGCTTTTTAATGATAGACTTTCCTCTCATAAAAACTTTTCATGTAAATTCTAGAGTTATTTCTTTTCTTAATAGAAAATATGAAGAGTATAGATTGCTTAATCAATTGCGTCCTGCTGAGAATGAGATTTATATGTCTGACACAGGGCTCTTTACTGACAATCTTCTTGAGTGGGAGGACAGAGAGTACCAAAAGTTTGCTAAAAATAAATTAGTAACTATGGTTTCTAAACAGTTGAGGATTGATAAGAAGCAATTCTCTATGTACTGGACTCACATATTTGATTATCAAAAGGGAGGTTATGTAAGAGAACATAAGCATGATGATGTAGAAGATTATGTAATGCTTTTATATCTAAACAAATGTAGTTCGGGAGAGACGATATTTTATTTGAATAATTATGATGAGGAAGCTAAGAATAGAACTACCATACGAGTGATGCCTTTACCTAATCGTGGAGTATGCTTTTCTTCACAAGTGATGCACAAGGTAAGTTATACTCAAGAACCTAAAAGAATACTAGCAGCAGGAATTAAGATCAATGTTAAGTAAGGACTCTAGATTAAGACTAACTGAAATTTGTTGTAGAATAAAACTTGGTAGGGAGGTTACTCTTGCTGAAAGAATATGGATGCAGAAGTTAACAGACCATAACAAATCTGCTAAAGGAATAGCAGAAAGGATGCTTTGCCCTTATAAAATTGAAGATATGTAAAAAATGTATCACATGTTACACTTCTGCTTGACTAAATAAGATACTATGTGTTAATATGCACATATCGTTCAACCCATTCGGGTCGCAAGTAAGTCGCGGAACGGATCGTTCATCCCTTAGGGGACGCAAACGACTAAAGGAACGGGCCTTAAAATCCAACTACTTTAGGAGTATCACAATGGCACAAGTCACTTACAGAGGTATCAAGTATGATACCAATGACAACAAGCGTTGTCAGAAGCAAGTCTCTGAACTCGTTTACAGAGGCATTAAACATACAGAAGAAAAAACTGTATGTGCGCGGTGAGCTAAGTCTTACTTGAATTAAGAGAGGGCCTATTGACAGGTCCTCTTTTTTTGTATTATAATTAGATGGAAAAGGAATCGTATGGACAAAGAAAGATTAAAACTTATTGTTCGGAACCTTAAATCCTTAGTGGACGCATTAGAATCTGAAGTTCATTCAGATGTTGATGCATATAGGTATGAGACATACCAATCACAGATTACTGATTACGATGAGGTTTTTGATGATGATGATGGGTATCCAGATTAATTATGTCAGATACTAGTAAGATAGACACTCAAGGAATGAGTGGTCCTTCTGATCCTAACTATAAGTATGATCCTAAGAAGGATAAGACAGTGTATAAACCTGCGACTGTTACTCCTAGAAGATTGTTTACTCCTGAGTTTGCCAAGGAGATGAAGATTTTGATTAATGAAGTCTTAGATGAAAGAGAAGGTAAGACTGGTATATCTTACTTTGATACAGAGCATTTCAAACATACCGTAATTGAAGATGAACCACCTTATAAACCATATCAATGAACGTTAAATTAGTAACTGTAACTCCTAAAGCAGAAGAAACAATGGGGTATGTGGCTCGTGTGAGTAACCCCCAGAACCAAGATAATCCTAAGGTTGCTGGTCTTTTATCTTATTGCATTAGACATGGGCATTGGAGTGTCTTTGAGCAAGCACACATGACGGTAGAGATAGAAACTACTAGAGGACTTGCGGCACAGATACTACGACACAGATCATTTACATACCAGGAGTTTTCTCAAAGGTATCAGGATGTCTCTCACATTAGAGAGGATATACCTTTGCCTGAGTTACGTAGTCAGGACTTAAAGAATAGACAGAATAGTGTTGATGATGTAGACCCTACGGTAGTTGAGAAGTATAATAAGAAAATGAGAGCACACTTTGATGCATCAATAGATCTCTATAAGGAGATGCTTCATGATGGTATAGCAAAGGAGTGTGCGAGGTTTGTACTTCCTCTTGCCACACCTACTAGACTTTATATGACTGGTAGTGTCAGATCGTGGATTCATTATATTAATTTACGTTCTGCTCATGGAACTCAGAAAGAACATATGGAACTTGTAGAAGAAGTTCGCAAGGTTTTTGTGGGACAGTTTCCCATTGTTTCCCAGGCACTTGACTGGGTTTCCTAAATATTTGTAAACATTATTACTATTTGTATGGCTACGTACCCTGTTATTAATCAGAAGACTGGTGAACAGAAAGAAGTTGCAATGAGCATTTATGATTGGGATCAGTGGAAAGAAGACAATCCTGATTGGGAAAGATATTTTACTCCTGAAAATTGCCCAGCTCTAGGAGTTGAGGTTGGTGAATGGAGAGATAAACTTGTTAATAAGAATCCTGGATGGGGAGAAGTCCTGAAAAAATCTGAGAAAGCAGGAGGTATTTCTGCACGATTAGCATCTAAAGGATCCTATGAATCTTCAACTCAATCTGTAATGCCCGACCCTGAATAAATATGCCAACTAAAAATAGATCACAAACGAAACCTATTGGTACAGGATTAACTGCAAAGCAAATGAAGAGAAAGAAACCTATAAATTTGGAGTTGATGAGGGATGTTGAACCTCTTACTCCAAATCAAGAATCCCTTTTTAAATCATATGATAGTAATCAGAACCTAGTTGCTTATGGTTGTGCTGGTACTGGTAAAACATTTATCACCCTCTACAAAGCCCTAAGAGATGTCCTGGACGAAAAAACTCCTTACGAAAAAATATATATCGTTAGGTCTCTTGTTGCTACTCGTGA